CCAAGATACAGAACAATCAAGATATCTGAATTATTAGAAGATCCTGAAAAACATCTCAAGCCAAAAATGTATGTAAGGGTTACTCTTGATATAAAAATAAGTTATGAAGAAGCAAATTTTATAAGAGAAACGTTCATTGACAAATATAAATTAAGAGAACTGCAATTAATTCCAGAACAACTTGATCAAGCACAACAACCAACAGTCGAAGTGCAAAAGTTTGATAGTGTGGATCAAATTGTTATTAAACAATTACAAGGTGTAGATTCTGAAACATATGACAAAAACATATTGACAGCAATTTACAATGATTTAGATGTTAACAATTAGAGAACTTACAGTAAAAAATTTCATGAGTGTTGGTAATGCCACACAAAGCATAAATTTTGCCAATAAAAATTTAGTTTTAGTGATTGGTGAAAATTTGGATTTGGGTGGAGATGATGCCGGTGCTAGAAATGGTACTGGTAAGACTACAATCATTAATGCACTCTCTTATGTGTTCTTTGGCGAGGCACTTACAAACATAAGAAGAGACAATCTTGTTAACAAAACAAACGAAAAGGGTATGTTGGTGAGTGTGAAGTTTGTAAAAAATAATATTGAATACACTATCGAAAGAGGTAGGAAGCCTGGCATATTCAAATTTTATGCAAACGACATCGAACAGAACATAGAAGGTAATGAAGCACAAGGCGAAAACAGAGAAACACAACAAGAAATAAACAAACTGATTGGTATGACCCTTGCCATGTTCAAAAACATAATTGCATTGAACACGTACACTATGCCATTTTTAGCAACAAAACAAGCAGAGCAAAGAGAAATAATAGAACAGTTGCTCGGTATAACATTATTATCTCAAAAAGCAGACTTGTTAAAAGAAAAAATGAAGGCAACCAAAACAGAAGTAATAGAAGAAAAATATAAAATAGATTCAAAAATAGCATCAAACGAAAAAATACAGGAATCTATAGAAAGTTTAAAAATTAGATCAAGTGCATGGCAATCACAAAAAGATGATGATATATCAAAATTCAAAGAAGCAATAGTAGAGTTAGAAAAAGTAGATATAAAAGCAGAACTTGATGCACACAAAAGATTACAAAAGCATAATGAAAATTATATAAAACAATTGAGTTTGAACAAGGAAAAAGCATACCACGAGGACAGTTTAACAAAAACACTACAAACAATTACAAAAACAGAAGCAGATTTGGAGTTTGCCAAAGATGCAAAATGTCCAACTTGTGAACAGTCGCTCAATGATGAAAAACACAAACATTTGAACAAACAACTCACTGACACAATAACAGAAAACAAGCAATACAGCGACAAAATAAAAAGTGATCTTGCAAAATTACAACAGGACCTAGACGAAATAGGAGATCTAGGACAGACCCCAGACACGTATTATGACAGTATTGACGAAGCATACAATCATAAAGGTTCGTTGAAAGACTTACAAAGACAACTGGAACAAACTGAAACTAAAGAAGATCCGTATGCTGAGCAAATAGAAGAACTTACCAAAAAAGCAATACAAAAAATTGATTACACTAAAATTAATGAAATGGAAGACTTGCACAGACACCAGGAATTCCTGTACAAGTTATTGACTGCAAAAGATTCATTCATAAGAACAAGAATAATCGAACAAAACTTGACATATTTGAACCAAAGGTTGGCACACTTCTTAGGCAAAGTAAAACTACCACACACAGTTGTTTTCCAACCAGACTTAACCGTGCGTATTGAAGAACTTGGTAGAGAACTAGACTTTGACAATTTAAGCAGAGGTGAAAGAAACAGATTGATCCTAAGTTTGAGTTGGGCATTCAGAGATGTATGGGAATCACTTTATCAACAGATCAACTTGTTGTTTATTGATGAACTTGTAGATGCTGGTATGGATATATCAGGTGTTGAAAGTTCCATGGCAGTGTTGAAAGAAATGAGCAGAACACAACAAAAAAATATATTCTTAATATCTCACAAAGACGAGTTGGTAAGCAGAGTAAATTCAGTGTTAAAAGTTGTGAAAGAAAATGGGTTTACAAATTATGCTAATGACGTTGAGATAATAGTATGACGATTCTAATAACTGGCGGTAATGGTAACTTATCTAATTGTTTGAAAGAATATATAGATGGTGACTTCTATGGCAAAGATATGCTGGATCTAACTGATAGAAATTGTATTAAAAATCTTCCGCTATACGACATACTGATCCATACAGCAACAGGAACAAACATAAACACCAATCTACAATTACTTTATTCGAAAGCAAAAAAAATTTTTGCATTTACAAGCAAACGAGGGACCTTTTTAAATTGGAAACAAGCAGATCATTTAGAATACGGCATAGAAAAATTAAATTTAAATTTCATAACCTACAGACACAATTTACAAAACCGTAATGCTCAATTGTTTGAGCCAGGACACATGGAATCAATAGAACATTATGATGCTGTTGCTAAAAAATTTAGTGAATTGTATAAGAATTGGAAATTTGAAAAAAATATGATTTACGATTTATCCCAAAATGGTTACATAGGATATTAACTATATCTCACGTACAGACTTATTCTGCCATCCTTTTCAATTTCTTCTACACCATGTTTGCTATAGATATTGTTGTACAATGCATAACCATAATTTGCTTTGAACGGAAAAGTATACAATAATTCGCCATCTGAATCATACAAAGATGTACCTTCATTGTCATTGCTTAGATATATTTGTAAATGTAACTTTATTCTTGGATCATCAACGTGCGGAGATAGTTTATAACCTTTCCCATCAATCCAAACATCTACAGAATCAAATTTAAATTTGGATTTAAATTTTTTTTCCAATGCCTGAGTTATGTTAGAGTTCATAAAAAATATTTTAAGTTTTTTCAAATCTATATCATCATCACGAAGTTTGAGTCTGTTCAATTGTGTTTGATTTTCTAATTTTTCAAAATTTTCTTTTTTACCAAAATTTAAATTGATAGTATTACCAAAAAAGTTTGAATATTCTTGGTAAAGTATGCCACGAACAATTTTTAAAGGTGATTTTTCTATTGACAAAACCACTTCTTGTGTGCTTAAATTAAACATATGTTAATTAATTATATCGTACGACAATAAGAAGGAGAAAAAACATATGTCTCAAACACACGAACAGATCATGACAGAGATCCAAACTTACTCTGAAGAGAACGGTAAGTTCACGGAGAAGGGTGTAAAGGCTTCTGCAACAAGAGCCAGAAAAGCACTAGCAAATCTTTCTAAACTGATCAAAGCAAGAAGAAAAGAAATTCAAGAGGCGAAAAACGCGGCCAAGGCGGCGTAAAGAATTTTACTTGAATTAATTCAATTAAAGCCTTCGGCTATAATCTAGTCGGAGGCTTTTTCTTTTGGGAGTACTTGTTTGTGGACTCTGACTCTTATATGTCCGTTATAGTATCTGTCTGTTTCTAGAACCTTACGTGCAAATTGTTCTCTTGCTTCTATGTAATTGCATTCTCCTCTATTTTTACAATAAAAAAGAATCTCTCTTTTGAAATGTTGTTTACCAATCTTTTCAACATCCTCCAACAATGCGTTGCTGGAACCAAAGTAATCCTGCCAATCACTCGGGACTGTGTATCTTCTTTTGTTGATTCGGCCCTTCAGTGGCCTACGTGACCTACGGAATTTTGCCAATTTCTTGCCCACATACTTTCTGCCATTCTTGGTGTTGGTGATTTCATACACAAAACCGGCTACCCAATCTGGTAATTCTTTTACCTCTTTGCCCTTGTAAGTCCAATGCATAAACATATTTAAAGCCAAAAAGATTGACCTTAAAATAAAACTAGTATAAACATATGCGATAGGCACATCACAATTTCAATCAGGCAAACATAGCATCGCAACCAGTGAGCAGGGAAATGCGGCTGAAAAGTGACAGGTGAATCCCTTGATGCAGACAGCAAAAAAGATGAGGCTCTGAGAAACAGCAACCTCAAGTCTATTATGAATTATCATACAAAGGCATAGTAGGCTCGCGTTGGAAGTATGAGTTAACGGGTACAGCACAACCGCCCGGCCAATTTGGTAACGATGTATGGTGACTGCGAAC